CTGAGAACCGCTTTTTAGTTCTCATAACGCCAGTATGCCAAGGAGGGTTCCTAGCCTCTTTGCTGTGGAATATGCTCGGATCCTCTCGTCCTATCACGAGGTGGTCCCCCTTACACATTAATGGTGTAAATATTCTACCAAAACATGATTCTGTTCTGGTGTGCCTGCCTAACGCATACACAGAACACCCACTTACACACCAACAGTATTCCGAGTTACTTTACGGAAAACTGACAGCACCCAGTGTTCAACGCATTTGTTCGGTTGACACAGGATATGAGCTAACGCATATCATGGGGTTGCTGCAAGACCAGAGTATAAATCTACGACCCAGGGTGTTTGACTCCAGAGCACCAAGATCTTATAAAATGGAGTATTCAAATGTATCTGACGAGACTACCACGAAGTTCGTTGGACAGACATTGTTTCCTCCCATCGTAGACTCGGCTTTTGTCCCTGCTAAGTGCAAGTCCAATGAACTAGCGTGCCTAAGCGGGCGCTTGTTCAGCTTGCAAGATAAAATAAAACGTCCCCCTTCGAAATATTATGGCTATATCGATGAGTTTGTTGAGTTGATCGTCCCCACTCCTGGACTTAACCACCCTATGTCAATTGAAGATGTGATACTATCATCCTCTTCTACACAGAAGGTTAAATATGAGAACTCACTCATTGAAAAGCATGATCTTACGAACAAAGCCTTCCAAAAGACTGAAGCGTATCCTGAAATCAAGGATCCGCGGAATATAACAGCTGTTGATCCAAAACATGTTGTGAAAATGGCCTGCTTTGTCAAACCTATTGTCGCTCACCTTAAGGAATATACGAAATGGTATGTCTTTGGTCGAAATCCCACCGAACTATCAGATTGTGTCTATGAAATAATGCAAGACACACAATCTGGTGAACTGGTCAATGGTGATTTCAGCCGATTCGACGGACGCCAGTCCACCGTAGTAGTTGACCTTAATACAGCCCTATCTATCGCCTTCTTCGCTGATAAGTATCACGAAGAGATCAGACAGAAGCGCCACGATTTATCCTTCGCGATGTTTCGTACCGAAAGCAAAGTATGGTACAATGCATCCGATTCGAATAAAAGTGGTTCCGCGACAACATCTATTGACAATACGGTCACACATGCTTTTGCC